GGAGTGTTTGTGTGAAAAATAAATCACGACTCGTCAGGAGCCGTTTGGCGCCATTTTTAGACGATATTTTCAAAGAGTTTTTTAACTTTGAACGTGATGAATTTTACGAACCACCTTTGATGCGGCCGCGGCAGTACGAAGATGGCACTTACGTTTCACCTTCAAACAATGCTCTGCGCAAGATGAATGGTCCTATTGTGGTGCTTGACCCTGTTAGGTTGAGAAGGTGCGCTGATGAGTATATAGAACACATCGTTAACGGCTTGGAAGGAGTTGGCGTGACGCAAATCGCGCCTCGTACTTTGCAGCAAGCAATTAATGGAGTATCGTGTGATGATTACAGTTCCCGACTTAATATGAAAGCTTCAGGAGGATTTTGCTTCCCCGGAGTTAAGCAAGATTATTTTGTTAACACAAGTGAGGATGAATCGAAGTGTTGGGAACCTGATGACAAGTTGCGTGCTAGAGTAGCGGATATATTAAGCACCTATGATAGGGGGGAGATAAGCCCGGTTATTTTTTCGGCTCAACTGAAAGATGAACCAAGACTGCGAGAGAAAGTACGAGAAGGCAAAACGAGAGTTTTTTATATGTCTCCGCTAGATTCTTTGGTGGTGTTTAACATGCTATTGTCTCCAATTTATTCATTGGTAGCTGAATTCAGATCCATTTTCCAAGCAGCGGTAGGTATTGATATCTTCACTGAATCAGATGAACTCATCCTACCATTACTTGAATTTAGTGACGCTTTCTGTGAATTTGACTATTCGGGATATGATGTAAATTTGCCCTTAGATATCGGCAAAGCTGCGTCGTATGTCGTTTTACAAGTAGCAGAGCGTTTAGGTTACAATGATAAAGCTCTGAGTATGTTGGAACTTGTATTGAGTGACTATTTGCAGCCTTACGTCGTCATGAACGGTGATATGTTCTGTAAACCGGGACTACAACCGTCTGGGAGAGGCGGAACAGCTGAAGACAATTGCATACGGAATGAATTAATCCAGATGTATATTTTTTATACATTATGTGATGATTCTGAAGATTATTATTTCTTCGACTGTGTTAAATCTGCAAATTATGGTGATGATGTGATAT